TCAACATTGAATTATGTCCAAAACTTTTTCGGTTGTAAACCGTACGTTTTGTCTACTGTTTGTAGGTCGGCGAACGATAAAAAGGTCGCTGATCTAGAAACCTCTGGATCAAACTGTGCGTGTTCCGAAGTCTTAACTTCCTTTTACTAAGGTATATCTCTGATACACCATTGTTTAAGGGGTTAGGATAAGAAAGAATATCCTTTAGATCTTTGAGGGGGCCTTCGGCAAAGCCGTCAGCCTCTTCATCGACATAAGTGGTATTTATCCTTCTTACTAATTCTAAAAGCTCCTTCTTATGAAGGTCTTTATAGAAATTGTAAAGAGGGGACTTTCTTAGTTTTGTAGACTCGACAAAGGCCTTAGGGTTAAATGTGGAATCTAATTCCATAACCTTCTGGTTTGTCCGTTGATTAGCCTCTTCAAGTATGAAGCGGTCTAGGTCCATCAATAACATTTTGTTATTGGGAAGATCTGTCCTCCAAGGAGTCCTTATCCCCGAAAGGGGAGGGATACTTGGGAGCACTGGAAAGTGTTCCAATGCGGGACAAGTCAACAGGACATGTGCATCGTAATCGTCTTTGAACTTACTTGTGTGAAAAAGTTGTTCTAAGACGGAACGATACTCAGAGTCGGAAAATCCACCAGGATCTGAATGGTGGAGTTTCTCGGAAAACACTCTTATAAATTCTAGGAAACCAACAAGGTTTCCAGTTGATTTTATAAGAATGTCCGGAGGAATAGGTGAAATTTCACCGCCATTGATGAATAATCTTTTGGCGATTTCACCGAGATTATCCTTTTCGTTACTCAGAACGGATTTTTCTTTTGAAATTTCCATTCCGAGATCGTTAAGAATCATCTCATATTCCTTCGCGCCGCTCTTACTAGCAATTGCCATGTCATCACCAATTACTGCATAGAAAGATTTATCTTTCTTTGCGTAGTTGATGATTGCATGATGCGTTATTGCCATGGCTGCCCATGAGGATAACATCCCCATCGGTTGGCCTACAGCATAACGTAATTGCCCTCCCGGATAGTTGAAATCTCTATCAACTAAAAGGGTCTTCCAAAGAGTGCTTAGATTTTCAGGTAACAATTTTTCCAAGATTGCTACTTGAAGATCTACTGGCATCCTATCTGTTGCGGCCCTAAGGTCGTAACAATATAGCTTGCCCGTTTTGGTAAACTTCCTCACCCTTTTAGAAATATTAGGATGAGAGAAGGTCCCATCACAAGGAAGTTTCTTCAAGACTGTCATAAGATAGTCATGAATTGGCTTCAGCACTGTTTGGGTCCATATGTCAGGTATGCAAATTACGCGTGTCTTCCCACCTCCTTCTTGAAGGAAATGGAGTCGACCCGTCATGTTTGTATAGCTTTCATTAGGACTCTTCTCAGAAAGAGAGTCATCATATAAATTAATCCATTTGTCGTAAGCTTCTTTGGTGAAAACCAAAGATGCAAACTTCATTTGAATTTCTTTTAATGATGATTCATTGCAAGCAATTGCATCCAATATACTTGTGTATCCAATAGCATTAGGCCCTTGGGCCGAAGCTTTTGGTGTTACAAATATTGGATTGCGGGATGAATTTAATTCGAACATATTGATGCCCCTTCCTTTGATAAATGTTTCAAAGTGGGACGCAATCTTTTCGATTAATTCAGCGTATCGATTAGTATGAGACTTTTGATTTACTTGAGTTATGGTGGAAACATCATAACTGACTGGAATCTTCAAACATTTGTAGAAATTACAAATCGTAAGAAGACCCTGTCTAAACCTCAAGTCCTCCATAAGCTCAGACATAGGTCTCTTAACTCCCTTGATCAGGAAGCTAGGAAAACCTTGTCTGATTTTCGTCCAGAATTGCTTCTGGTTGAAAGTTGTACCTTGATTCATACAGCTTTGCTGTATAAACCGCAGTACCTCCTTATGGAAAATAACTGTCTGTTCCACACCATGGTTACTAATCATGGATTCAATGTGGTTTAGATAATTATTACATATTAATCGGAGAGTTTGATCTTTGTAAACAGAACGAAAGTTTTGTTTATAAACTTTTAATTCTCTTTTAATATTTTTCATAATTTTTTTATATT